GACTTGAACAAATCAACAAACCACAACTTACCACCAACTTGAATTACACCAAGAGAAATTGTAGGATCGTTGTTTACATTATCCCATTTAAATGTTGCTATAGCAGCATCACCAAATGTTACAGCATTGTAGCCTGTATGCTTTACAGCAGCTAAGCTTTCAAAGTCCATGCCAAGACGACGTTGGCGGCTACCATCACGGTTTAGTACAAAGTTCTTCTCGTCTAGCGAGGCATTCTCTGGAAAAGTCAGAGGACTCGCTTCTGTAATCAGACCACGTACAAACGCATTACGTTCAATCTGCGTCTTTGCTAGCCCCATTATTCACCTTCCTGTCTGCTTTACGTGAAGGCTTACGATTAGCCTCATAACATTCAATAGCCCATAACGCATCCTTTTGGTGCGTATAGCCACCTGCTAGTTCCTTAGACAACTGACCACCACCTTGAAATTTGATGTACCAGAGATTCTTGTCTAAGAAGATTGTATAATCTTTTGCGTTCATTTACGACTCCGACGTGCGTAGCTAGGAAGCTGAATACCACCGTGTGCTTTCCAAGCCTTACGTGACAGCCAATTCTTTTGACGTACAGCCTGTTGTTCTGCCTTCTGATCAGGCATTTGCTTGATACGTGTAAAGGCTGTTGATTTTGCCTCTGCCAGAAGCGCAGGGAAGGCCTCTGACGGGAGATCAGGAATGTAGGTATCCTGCATACTCCATGTAGGCTCTTCGTACGCTAGAACGCGTGTGAAGGCCTGCTGAAGGGTACTTTCTAAAGTACTATTGTATGCGTTGAACACTACATAATCATCGTCTAATGATGTCCAATATTTTGGATGCTCTTCAGTTTTGATGAAGAATGTGATGTTTGAGAAATCTGTAATCTCAGTGACATCTGCATCTGTTACATTGTACTGGTTAGTGATATGAATAAACTCGTCAATATCGACATATGAGATGTCTTCGTATTTAGCAACACTAGGGCTATTATTGGTGCGACGATTATACTGAATCCACTCCAGTTCTTTGATGTTGTCTGGAATCCTCATGTGTGTAGGCTTGGTGTTATCACCTGAGGCCTGCAAGCGGATGAAGTTTCGTAGATGAGGCCAATTCTTATTGCCCATCATCTCAAAGTAAACGCTCTTTACAATCTGGGCAATCTGCATAGATTCCACAGTGTCAGAAATACTGTTCACCTCATCACTGTTCATATCAGAGAGAATATCTTGGACAATATCCAATAATGACAGTTTCATTTACGTCTCTCCTTAGTTTTTAGGATGTGCTGAAATAGTAAAGAATGCACCCGCATAGTCAATTGTGCAAGAAGCATCTGCTTTTGTTTTAATCTCAATGTAATCGTTGGTAGACAGAGAAAGTAGGTTGCCTAAAGCAACAGATGCCCATGTGCCAGAAGTGATGCTACGAATACAACGAGTACCTGCTACTTCTGTACCATTTTTAAAGATAGCCCATTGAACGTCTCGTTGAGTACCTGAAGCATTCTTAGGAGAGATTATTAAGTTCATGTTAGCTACAACATCATCTGCACCAGTGTAAATCAATCGTGCATTTGGAGAAGTTGCACCTGAGAAATTCTTAGACTCACTAACACTAAATACAGGATTTAACACTGTATCTGAGGTTGTAGTTGTGTGTTGATATGCAGGTGTAGTAGCATCAAACGCAATGTATGCGCCGATGTATGATTGCATAGGCATCCATACGCCACTGCCTGCTCCATCTGCTACATAAACAGTATCTACTGCTGCTGTTGAGATGCCTTTAGGCTCATGGATCTCTGGATCTGTAATACTGTCGTGTTCAATTGCCATTTATTTTTCCTATGTTTGTTTCCCCATCAGAAACACACTGAGGGGTAGTATGCTTTTGATGAAGAAGGAGAGGCCGAAGCCCCTCCTAATTCTAGTTCCTTACAGAACTACGTAGCGAATAACTACCTTAACGTTACCACCGTTACCGATAGTAGGTGAAGTACCACCAAGCTCTACAGCTACTGAAGTAGATGCAGCCAAAGTAGAACCCCAAGTACCCGCAGGAGTCAGGTCATAAGAACCTGTAGCTTCTGCTTGTGCTTCAGTCAGCTTAACACCGTTAGTTGCAGCTGAACCAGAAGTACCGATTGCGATAGTAGGAGTAGTGCCGCCTAGAGCAAATGCTTCGCTAACTTTAGCGTAGCCATCTAGTACGGTAGCACCCGCAGGGATGGTAGCTGAAACGATGCCGTAGTTTTCACCACGAAAATCCAATTCCAACTCTTTTACAACACCCGCAGTTTTGATGCTGCCAGAACGACCTTCGTCTGTTTTGCGTGGGCCATATACGTTGTATACGCCTAAGCCTGCTGAATTTTCCTTACCCATTTTAAATACCTCCTATTAAGCGGTGTGAGTAGCAGAAGTTACGATTACACCCAAGGTATCCTTACGCTGAACACCGAAGCCGTAACGAGCGGTAGTAACGGTTTCGTCACGACGCTTGTCTTTGTTACGCTCAGTTTCAGAACGAGGCATACGACGCCATGCAGCCATTACTGGCTTGCAGTTGTCATCAGCAATACACATGAACAAGTTAGCAACACCTGCGTTAGTGGTAGAGTTAGTACCGTCGATGTCGGTAGAAGCTGCTACACGTGGCAAACGGTTAGAGGTGTAGATGTCCCAACCGAAGATGTTACCGATGAACTTGTGCTCGTTAGCAAAGCCTGATTCCCATGCAGCTTGGTACATTGGGGTACGATCAAGACCTGCTGAAAGCTGTACTTTCTTGTTGAAGGTAGCAGCAACAACTGGGTCAACAATAGCAATACGACCTGCCATTGGAGCATTTGACTTATCAAAAGCCAAGCCCATTTCGATCAAGTCTGCTTCAGACAAAGTCTCGTTAGTGCCTGATGCAATCTTACGATGTGCAAAGCCGTTAACGTTGTTTGGATCAGCAGCAGTTTGACCTGCTTCAGCAGCTGCCAAGAACTTAGTCTCGTAGTCTTCTGCGATAGCACGAGTGGTTTCAACAGCTGACATTGCAACCAATTGCTCAACTTGCTGACCGTCTTCTTTCAACTCGTCAGTAACGTACATAGCATCACCAACATACTCAGAGATGGTCATGGTGATGGTTGAGCTATCGATTGGGCTGTATGCCAAATCTGAATCTTCCGCTGCATCTTGAATTGCACGAGTACCAACGGTCTTGATGTTTAAAGTAGTACCAGTACCGAAGTCAGATACGTTGCGATAGAATGCCTCTGGCAACAGCACATCGTGCAAGTTGCTGAGGATAAACGATGAATACTGTTCGTCATTAATGAACGCACCAGTATTAACTGTAGTGTTAGACATGTATTTCTCCTAGTGTCTATTATTGTGGTTTATGAGCTTTAAATTGCTCTACTACATCCCGAATGGATGCCCCTCGCATAACTGGTTTATGCTCAGGTTTTGATGGTTTAAGTGTGGCTGTATTAATCCCTTCGCCACCTAACGGCTGCGGATCTTTAGCACTAGCTCCTTGGAATTGTGAAATAACCATCTGAGGTGCAGTGAATGCTAACTCCGTGAGATAAGATGCATCAACACCTAACTCTTTAGCTTTCGACTGAAATACCTGTTCAGCTTTATCACCATACTTACCTTCTAGTGCTTGACGAACCGTTGCCGCATTCGCTTCCCTAGCTTTAGCTTGCTCCATCTGAGCAAGTTGTTGTTGCAGGATCGAAGTCACTGCTTGCTCATCTAGTCCACTACTAACAGAGGGTGTCTCTGGTGCGGATGAAGATGATTTCATATGCTCAATCATATCTTCCATTCCTTTACGCTTCTGCAATTCCTCTTGCAGTTGAGCAACCGTGCTCGACAATTCGTCAATCTTTGACTGTGCGTGTGGAATACTGCCTAAAGCAGTTTCGATGTCAGCATACTTTTGACGACCATCTGGAGTACGAATGCCTGATAGCAGGTCTGCGTATGAGTCATTTGTAGTTCCGGTCTCAGCCACATTTACTTCCGGCTGTGTAGAAGCAGCTTCTGCGGTAGCATTAGCTTGTGAATTTTCTGTAGACTCTTGAGGGGTTTCCTCAAATAAGTTTGACATGATTAATCCTCTAATAATGAGATAAGTTTTCGTAATGCCTCAGTTTCACCAAGACGATATGCTTGATGCTCTGACCAAGCAGGAAGTGAGAAGTTGTCCTCACGTCCCATATCGCGGTAGACTGCATCTAGATCTTCCTTTAAAACTTGACGCATTCTTTCACGAATTGTGTGGGAGGCAACAAATGCCTCCTTAATTTCTTTCTTACGTTCGGTGTCTAAACCTTTAGTAAATTTTAAGTTCATATTACATCATTTCCATAGGAGTCTGCTCTGGTGGAGCTTCTTGACCTTCCAATGGTGTGTTTGCCTCAACCTCTAGATTCTCTTGAATCTGATTCATTAGGCGTTGACTTTCAGCTTTGTCCATCAAGCCTGCGTTATCACTTACTAGATCAAATCGTTGTAGCTGCAATGCATCTTCAACAAGCTTAGCTAGTGCCTTATCAGATACGTGTGGCTCAATCTTAGGCCATACGCCTGTGTTAGCAATTCCTGACAAGTTCTGCATCAACTGAGCACGATGTGCAAAGTGACGAGCACCAATAGGACGTAGCTTACCTTTAGCTGTAATATCCTCTTTAGTGATTGACATGAACTGAGCAACACCCAAGTCATCATCCATCACACGTAGAATATCAGCACCATCCATATGTTTAACGGCAGAATGTAGCATGTTGTTCAACAAAGGCTCTAATAGCTCTGTTTCAAACTGTGTAATTTTCTCTTGGAAAATACGTCCTGCTGCATTCTCTAACGATTGAATTTCAAATGCTGTTTTCTCACCCGGAGTGCGGATGCCCATCGCTTGCTTTGGAGCACCTGCAAATTCTTCCATCATCTGCATCAAGCCAAGAATCTCGTTGTTGACTTGTAATGCGTTTGCAGGAACTGTTAATGGTTGTACATCACCGCCCTCTGCAATATGAACTTCACCACCGGGGTAAAACTCAAACTCATCTACATCGCCGATGATCTTGAACATAGGTGTTACTACCAAGTCCCAAGCATCAGCTTTAGCGTTCTCTAAATGGTCAATACGATATTGCATACCAACCAAGTTGTCCAAAGGCCCCATACCATATAGGTTGTCTGGACGCTTACGCCAAGAAGCAAATACCTTGAAGCCGTTACGTTTCCATGCAGGAATAGGCTCTTTACGAATTACTAATTGACGATCAATACATGTAATGATGTAGTCATCATATATTTCACCAGATTCTGGATCATGCAGACTACCTTCAAACTCTAATACTTCAACATAACCAGACTGATAGTATTCGTACAAATTACCAAAGCCATCTACAGAGAAGCTAACAGCTTTGTTGAAATCATCCTTCTTGTAGCTACCAATCTTAGCACGTGTCTCTTCGGCATACTCGATTGCTTCTTTAATCCAAGGACTGTCATCAGTCATAGCCAACATCTTTAGCTCACCAAAGCGCATCAATGTGCGTGTAATCTTTGGGCTACTTTCAAATGATGGAGCTGTTGGATCAAACACAATGTCGTGTGGACTAACTCGAACTACCTTCGGGCCAACATAGCCTGAAATCTCTTCACCTGTTTCTTCATCCACTTTACGCTCATCTGCCCATTTAACATCAGCAATTGCAATGCCATAGTCAATGTAGTCATACAGAAGATTTGAAATAGTGTTTCGTAGCTTTCCTTCACGTACCTTGTTGCTCATGTAAGCTTGGATTGCGTCACGCTTGTCTTTAAGCTCATCGTCTAGCGTGTAACCTTCCCAACGCAACCAATCATCATTTGGAAACAAAGCACTGATATAGTTTGCATGCAAGTTGTCGCGAATCTGACAAAGCTTTGGAAGGGTTGTTCTGTTCTTCCAAGGAGCACCCTCTTCAGCTACAGTGTGTGAGGTGTCTGTTGCAAATACGAAGTTACGAAGCTCTTCTTTCTCTGCAATCCAACCTGCACGTTGGTTGTTCCAATTGTCCCATCGATTCCAAATGGCATCTGCAAGTCCTTCCTTCGACAGAAGGTCTGTGATTTCCATTGTAGTTTGATTCATTTAAATCTCCACTATCTGTACGCCACTCCACCGAAACGGCTTGAGAACGCTACTTTAGGTTTCTTTTCTCTGTCTGACCTACCACGTGGTGGATTTGCAATCTCCACTACAGAAGCAAGACAGTCTTTTAAGTCGTCATGTCGTGGACGTGCCAGAATTAACTCTTCTTCAAGAGCGGGTGTATAACCACCCTTGTAATGCCACATCTTCATATCTTCGTAACGTGGCTCTAAGACAGCCGCTATACGTTCTTCTTTAGTACCTTGATGTCGATTAGGTCTATGTGCATCAATTGTAATGAATACACCGTTTTCCCTAAACTTGTCTTTCAAGTCGTTTACAATGATTGACTGTGCTGCTGTTACCTCAGCACGTAGCTTCCTGAATTCCCATTTACTGTGCATCATTATAATGCGGTCATAGTATTCAGCAATCTTGTCAGTACGAAATCTGTCTATGTCTAAGATGTAGATGTTGTTGTCTCTATCAGCTCCGACACAGATGATTGCCGTATAGTCAGCCTTCTTGCTTAAACTGTATGCAAAGTCAATTGCAGCATAAACATTGAGCTTCTTGTCTTTATACCACCAACTACCACCTTGTAGCTTGATGAACTTCTGATCGTAATACTGGAATCTGTCATCACTTAGACGATTAGATTCAGGATCATTCGGATCATTGTAATACTGCGCATAAAACTGTGTACGGTCTGTGTACATAGCTGAGATACGTGCTAGCTCTTTTTGGTTAAAACCAAATGCTTTGCCATCTTCTCGTGTAGCTCTAGGCCATAGATACTTACCGTTAGTTTCTACGACACGTTCCATTATGTTCCAGATGGGAACAGTATCTACCTGCTCACCTTCATCATTAAACAGAGGCATTGTTTGGTCTTTCCAAACAGAGTATTGATCAGCAGGATGGTAACGTGTACCACATGCCTTTACCATACCGCCTGTGTTCAGGATAGATGCCATCTGTGACATGGCAGCTGCTACTTTGCGTCTGCCTTCTTCAGTGTAGGCATTGTCAGGAACAACAACGTCGTCTGCTACAATAATGTCTGCGTGTAGTCCAGTGGTATTGGTGGTAAGACCCGCCGTTACTACCGTCATATCCCGTACACCTTCCGCTTTACGCTGTGGGTGATCTACTGCAATCGCAACGGTAGACCACTTTTCGCGCTTCCCTTCATCCTCCTTCACCATGTCAGGCCAATAGAGGCGGTATTGCTGCGATGTTAGGATGTTTTTAATAGCGTATAGCTGTGCTTCAGCTAGTGTACTTGTTGCAGATAAGTATAGGATGGTAGTCTCAGGATGTACTGTAATCCACCAAGCGCACCAAACTGCCACGCAGTGACTCTTCATATGTGCTCGTGGGAGCAACAACAATGAGTTAGGATGAGACTCATCTTGCAAGAATTTAAATGCTTCTTTGTGAGCATCACCGTAAACACGTTCAGGGTGTATCAGTCTTGCAAAAAACCACAGGTCACTTTCTGCGGCTTCTTTAATCTCTTCCCACTCTGTATTAGCCATCTTTCAGTCTCTTATAATCATTCATAACAGCTAGCTTAACTTTAGCCTGCTGTTTAGTTTCTTTCTCTACCTCAGACTTAGAAGGTCTGCCACGCTTAGGTGCATCCACTTCCCATCCTTTGTCAGCTAACCATTTAGCTGCTTGGTAGTTACCCTCGTACACCTGCTCAATTACAGCTTTGACACC